GTGTAGATATACCAGATTCTGCATCGGTATGGATCCTGTCTGTTAGTTCTGTTAGTGTGTTTGAGTTGAGTTGGTTGAATTTGGTACGTGTAGATATACCAGATCCTGTACTGAGTGACGTGTTTAATTTATTAATATTAGATGTTAGGTTCATATTGAATGGTTGTGCCGATTCGTTTGAATAATAAGTACTAGTCGCTGTAACAAACGTGTTGAGTATACTATCCTTGTAAGCAGCCGTGTCGGCTCCTTGCACCGGTCTTGATTGTTCGGTTGTCGCGTAATTAACACGCATGGCTGTCGTACTTCCTTCGCCTACATTATGCACCCCCCTGTGCGATACTGCTTCGGATTCCCCTCTAATAGATTCTCTGAGTATACCAGTGGTTAGGTTGACATTGCTTATATTCGGGACTTTACCAAGTGGCTGACCTACTCCCGCAGTTGAATTTGAGCCACTTGAGCCATTACCAGCATAATCAATAGATCTAAACTGGGGTATTCCACGTGTTTGATTTTTAGCCCGAAATCCAGACCCGTACTGGTCTGCCTCGTTTAACATATTTATTCGCATCATAGCCTGTTTTTCGGCAGTGCCTGTCATTGATACGCTGTCACGTCTCGTTGTAAACGCACCGACATGTTTTGCTTTGATTTGGGCTTTTAATCCTTGGTCCCCGCCCCATCCGCTCATTTCTTCATTAACAGTCGGTGCTCTTCTTGAATTTGTAGTTCTTATTGCGCTGAAGTTCATCTTTTTATTATATTATTTGTTTTGTTTTTTAATTAGTAAATTTAAAAGATTTAACCAGTAGAATAAAATGGAAAACAATCAAGACGACCATGAGTTACAATCTATTTCGGGAATGAGTCACGACGATCGTGTAAATTTTAAAAAATTGGGAATGGAGATGTTTGGACATAACAAATTCAAGGGTGTTTCGTTGTTAAGTAACAGCGAACCACCTGCCGAAGAAATAACTGCGTTTGTCACTAGACAGCTTGAAGATGGAATTCATCCTAGTTTTTTAGAAGAAGGAGAATTAAAAGTATTAGAAACAGAGTTCGGTACTGAATGGTACAAAAAATGGGGTTACGTTGAAGGTGATCTTACAGAAATAATCACAATTAATAGGGCTTAATTTTTTAATATGTCAAAAAATTAGTCAACCTTTATTCCTAAATACGATTCATCTGCAATCGTTTCGTTTGTTGGTAACAGACGAGATGTCATACTCATAAGAGTAAAAAACGGAATACGTACAATGTTAAACACGCTGTTTACAAAGTCAATATGATTGTTCATTTTGTCATTAGATTCATGTATTTCTGTGATCTGATCCTGGACGTTATCAAGTCTTTGTATAATAATATTTAATTTTTCGTTGATATCTGTCATTTATTATTTAAAAATATTTTTAAATAATAAATGGAAGTATCAGACAAGACGAATTTTGCTCTTCGTGTAATACTGTTCTTAATATCTCTTTACTTTCTTTTTAATATAACCGATGAAAACAAAGAAGTAGAGACGAGATTTGGAATAGGACTAATAATAGCGTTTACTATTATATTAGGTATTGTTTTTGTAACATGTTTGTGTAAAAATTAATTTTTCATACTTATGAAGGATATGAAAAATTAAAATTATTAATCTGTGTTGACAGGTTTTTGTTCGGTTATTCCAACAACCGCTATCTCAGGGGTATCTTCCGAAAGAATTACGTCAATTACTGAAGCGTCGTCGCTTGAAATACCAGGAAGAACGGCATCCTCTACAAGGTATCTAACGAAACTACCGCGAAATTCTTCGGGGTCATTCTTGAGACCCGCTTTTTGTCTCGCGTTAACATACTTTGTGAAAAACGATGCGCTGAGGTCGCTATTTACAGCATCTGCCTTGGATATTTGTTCAGTTGTCCTAACAATAATCTCCTTGATCTCCTTGATCTTCTTAACGTGTTCTAAATAAGTCCATGACAACTGAGCCTTTTTAACTCTCAACGTAATGTACTCGTCTTCTTCGATAGCAGCCGGGTCTCTTTCAGTATCTACATCGTCGTAAAGCTCCTTTTCTCTCTGTTCAATCTCCGACGCAATACGTTTATCCTCTTCCTTCTTCTCCTTAATACTGTTAGAAACAGCTGTTGTCATCTCCTTTCTAATATCAACTTCTGAAGTATCTGCTGCGTACTTATCGCTTACAGTCATCGGGAAAGGTCTTCCTACATATGCATGGAAAATAGTATGAGTTGAATCAGTTGTACGAATAATTTTTTCTGCTTGTGCATTTGCCTCTTCTTCCGTTTGGAAATTACCTCGTAACTTAGCAAACCCAAAAACACCGTTTTTATTAGGGGTAGCGCCCTTTGCGGGAACGAATGATACCAAACCGATTCTCTGGTTTTGAATGGCAGGGTCTGCATAATTTCTATCAACCATTGGAAACTTGTCAGTAAACGACGTTTGGTTCAACGCGTTGGTTGCGTTTGCTAAATCATCACCCGTCAAGTCGGGTGCAACGTCAGCCTTCCATTTTTGATTAGTGTCGCCTGGCGTAGTTAATGATGTTGGGTTACAGTTTTCCATTTTATGTTTAGTTTATATCTATTTAAACTGTATATGTGTCTTCGGGTTTCAACCCACAATAATCGGCCGGAAACTCCATATTTTTGTCGTAAATACGTCCGCATTTTTGTTTTTGATGTTCACATGTACTGTCATGAGCTTCTTCCATTAACGAATTAAACATACTGTCAAACAATTTGGTATGTCCAATTTCATCACATAATGAATGTGCAAACTCGTGTAGTATAACGTGCATCATCGTATTTTTATCGTAATACTCATCCTTTTCGTCTTTCACACATAAATAGACCTTTTCTTTGTCTAATGTATAAGAGCTATTGCCTTTGCACATTTCAAGCAAATGAATATGTTTTTTCTTGTTGCTATTCAAACAGTCTAAAATATGAGGCCATTTGGCAACCCGCGCATCCAACCATTCTGTAACGGTCTGTTTCAACTCATGAACATATGGGTCGTAAACACATTCTTCATCTTCATCCTCACCATATAAAAATTTATCAATACTTGTATTTTTCAACAGGTATAAAACAAGCAATATAATAACCACAGCGATGGCTAACGTAAGCAACATCTGGCAAATATCTATTAAAGTTTCCATTTATTATAGTTATTTTTTTTAAGAAAGATTACCGTAAATAATATCATAAATTTTTTCGGAATTTTTATCACCGAGCCTTTTGTATTTTTCGTTTTTTATTGGGATGATTATATCAGATAGCATTGTTTTACGAGCATTTTCATCTTCTTTGGCTTGATAAGCTAATACGAGACTCGCAACTGTCGGGTATGTTTTTAATATTTCAAAAGCTATCTTTTCCGTTATTTGGGGTATTAACGAAAGTTGAGAAATAAACCAAACGGAAGGAGTTAGATTACTTTTTTTCTTTGTTTTGAGAGTATTAGAGTATTCGATGTCTGTCATTGTCTGGTCTTTGAAAAAAACATCTATTTCATTGTTTAATTTTTCAAACAAACGCTCAATGTAAAAAAAAGTTTCCTGTAAACTGGATGTTTTGTAAACTTTAATATTATCACGTAGTTGAGTATTGATTATACTACCAACTAACGTTGACACTGCCATGTTTGATATTTTAGAATCTAGGGGTTTATTTAGATTACCTTCAACTAAATAAATTATTCTAGAAGGGTCAATACCGCAATTTAACATACGAGCCTTTTGTTCTCTCGCTCTTCCGTCGCAAATAGATGCTTTTAAGTCATTCACTGTTTTACGCTCAATAAGCAACATTATGTCATTATTTTCATCTGTAAACAAAATATCACCGATATCTAACGATTTACTTTCAAACTGTATTTTATCTTTTGCTAATTCTATTAGTTCACGTTCTCTATTATCTATAATTAAATTTACCATCTTTATTTAATTATAACAGTGTATTGTTTAAAACCATATCTTAGTTTCCTATCTCCCTTCTATGAGGACCGTTTGTAATTTTGTGTTGAAACATTTTCATGATTATAAACCAAACCAATGTAGTTATTAAATACATGACCGAAGATGATACGAAACCAAGACCTTGATCTATTACGGTATCTATTTGAGCCTGTGCCAGATCTCTTCCAGCAGCCGCGGTATGGCTTTCGATCTGTGGCTCCATTAGTTTAAATGCGTCATTAACCGCATTCGTAAATTCCCTATCCAAACGAGGACACGCTGTTTGAAACGTTGCTTCGTTGAAACAATCAATGTATTCGTCGACGTGTATTTCCATAGTTTTCAACATTGAACAAACAACTGGTTTGGCAACGCCGTCAATATAACGACTGTATTCTGGTGACAATGTAATCCCTATTCCACCACCTTTCATTAACGGAGGACTATATACAAAAACACTAGGGTCGTAGTTATCATCTAACCAACCCAGATCCTTTAGCTTAACATATGCATATTCTGGAATATCCATATCCCTAAGCAGAGCATTTGCTGTGTTTTTTGCCATTAATTCCAACTGTTTTCTAGTGAAATGTCCCTCTAGTGATTTCTTAGCGTCTTCTATAAACTGATTCGTTGCCTTTGAAATACTGAAATCATCGTGTAATTTAGCATTTGCCAATGCCATTCCACACTGTTCTATTTCATTACCCATACGTGATTCAATACTGATTGTGTTACTCAATGCACTACCAACACCACCTGTTATTGTACCGGCCACATTTCGTTTAAAATTTATAATTATTTCCCTTTCTCTGCTTTTATAATCCTTTTGTTTAGAATAAGCATTGTTTCCCATTTTTGTCATCATTGTGATTGGCGCGGTCGCACTTGCCACAACCGCAGAAATCACCGCCAGTGCACCGTCAAACCCACCATTATCGTCGTATTCAATTAGCTGACCATCTTCGTTATCAAATTCATAGTCAACCATTTCGCCATTGGTTGGCATAAATCCTGAACTACGAACCTTTGCACGAATAGGTACAGAATTAAGAACGTTCTTTAGTTCTTTTACGCCTCCTAAATATTCACCTCCTACTACAATAACAGGAACTGAAACAGAACCATCTGAATCAGCTAATTTAAGACGAAGAGTAGTGGGTATTTCATCCGGGGTTCTTTCAACGAAATACTTACTAGCCGTTTTACGAGCCATTGTTTTATTTATCCATTCGACAATCATGGTTTTTGCTTCAATACATGCAGGGCAATTAGGTATTGAATAAATTATAACATTTCCACTTCGTAAATATCCTCTGATACGAGCGTTTTCTAGATCCTGTTGTGATATTATTCGTGGGATTTTGGATATGTAAATGTTTCCAACTTTTACAACCAGTGCTTTCACATCATCTTCCGATTTATCTGTTATCTCATTAAGTCCGTTCATGGCGATAAACATTAAATGATATTTCCAAAAAATACCGGCGTTTATTGTTTTAAAACCAGGAACTGTTTTTACGAGATTTTTAATTTCTTCAGGCACTGCATACGGCGGTTTGATAGGTATGTTGCTACAATTTGGAAAAGATAAATCCAAGAGAGAGCTGATGCTTTTGTTAGTTGATACAAACGGGATTTTTTGACTTCTAATATAATTTCTTACACCGGCTGTAAACTGTAAAAGCTTATAAATATAACTAAAATGAATCGGGTGTTTTATTTGTGAAAACAAAGCCGAATCGCTAAGGTCGAACTTTTGCAACTTCTTTCTAAACTTAGAAAGCAATACAATATTTAACTTTTCCAAAACATCTTCGTCTGAAGATTTTGGTATTTTAAAATCCAACATTCCGTCGCTTGTGACATCGGCTTCCATTAATGCGGATGCAAACACCGGTTCTAATAGTCTCTTTTGAATACCAGCATGCATAAACTTAATCATATATTCTATTATACTATTTGTATTTGCTTTCATACGATCGTCCACATATTCCTTTACAGTCATGCCATTTACAGAAGGTTGATTGAAAAATAACTCATCCATTTTGCCACCGAACCCTTCAATTTGGTTTAATTTACCTTCTCTATATAGTTTCATAAGGCGATCAATGACTTGTCTTTTTTCTGTTAGATCCATCGTTCCGATATCGCTATCTGTTAAACCAGAAAAGCTATTGACATAAAGATTTAGTATTTCATTTTCTTGTATTTTACTAAGTTGTAGTTCTCTTGCGACAGTATCGTTCAACAGTCTATAAGATGGATCAATTGGAATATTATCAATCGCGGTTTGTAAATGTTCATCTTTAACCATTCGCCTGATTCTTCTAAATTCGGAAACTGCATTTTCGTTGGATATTAACTTTTTATATTGTCCATCAATTGACAAACCCTTTCTTAATACATATTCAGCAAGAGTGCTGTTATTCAAAACCCAACTTTGGTAATTACAACTAAGAACCCCGTATTTTTTATCCGACGATCTCATTGTCTTTGTCATTTTTATTAAAAGTGTTTTTTTTTTAAAAATGAAATTTCTTTGGGATATTCAAGTATGTATTGTCATGGCGCTTTCCGAAGAATCAAGATGGAATATTATAAAAAGTGAAATGTCACAGATCGGCTTGTTGGATCATCAAATTGGTTCATACGATAATTTTCTAAATCATGGTATTGAAGATATTTTAGAAAATCACCCTGTTAAGCTTGAAAATCGTACATACGTATTTAAAAACTGTCACATACCGAAACCATTCGTAATAGAAGAAGATAGACGTCGCATTGATTTATTCCCTATAGAGGCCCGTAACCGCGACTTAACATATAGCTCTCCTATTTTAGTAGACATAATCGAGACTTTACATTTGAAAACAGGTGATCAGGAAAATATATTTAGACGTATTAAATTATGCAACATGCCGATTATGCTTCGTTCTTCTAAATGTCATTTATCTGATATGACATCTTGTGCACGAGTAAAACATGGCGAATGTGAATACGATAAAGGGGGGTATTTCGTAGTAAGAGGGAAGGAAAGGGTGCTTGTATCTCAATTAAGGTCTGTTTATAATACACCCTTTGTATTTGATACGAACTCCGACAAGTATGAATATATATGCGAAGTTCGTAGCATGTCAGAATCGACTGGACATTCAGTTGTTGTAAAGACTATGTTATGCAAGGATGACAGGACTATCAAAGCCGAACTTCCATACCTGAAGGAACCAATACCTATCGGGATTGTGTTCAAAGCACTTGGATATATTACATCGGATGAAATATCTAAATTAATAGGTCTTGATTGTCCCGATACAAGACGTTATATACGTTTTCTGGTAAGAGATGCGTTTTGTGATGATATAAACATAGGACGAGAATATTATAAGACAAATAGTAATAGCGGTGCGTTATGGGATGATCTTCCCGATATTGAAACTGACAAATGGACAAGAATTGCAATTATTAACCAATCTCTTAAATATATCGGTGCAAGAACTACTAACTCGGTTAAATCATCCGAAGTTGTAAATTATGCTCGTCAGATTATTTCACTTGAGTTATTTCCTCATCTCGGTATAACAGCCGGAAACAACGAAAAGGGAGTATTCGTTGGGTATATGCTTAATAAGTTACTGTCTACTAAATTTGGCATGAGGGAACTAGATGACCGTGACAATTATGTAAACAAGCGAATCGAGACACCTGGTATTTTATGCCATGAACTTTTTACACAGTTATTCAAAAAGTACAGAGAATATATTATAAATTCTATCGAAAAAAAGAAAAACAGTCCGGTTGATATTATACAAATATTGAGTAAAAATTCAACAATAACATCCGGTTTGCTACATTGTTTTTCGACCGGTAATTGGGGTGTTCCTAAAACATCTTACATCCGCCCAGGAGTTTCGCAGGTAATGTCACGTCTTTCTTATGGAGCAACTTTATCTCATACTAGAAGACTGTGTATTCCAATCGGAAAAGAAGGTAAAAATACAACAATAAGACAGATAAACCCATCACAGATCATGTTCGTTTGCCCGTGTGAAACACCAGAGGGGCAACCAGTTGGTATTGTTATGAACTTTTCATTGTTAACCCGTATATCTGAAAGATCTCAATCATATCTTATAATGGAGCGTCTAGATAAATGTGAACATTTCATAAGCATCAAAGACAATGTCTTACACGAATACCAAAAGATATTCGTTAATGGTAACGTTGTTGGGTATTCTAAATCACCCGAAGAATTAGTAAGTTATGTTAGAAAACTCAAACAAGACGGTGCTTTACAATATGACATATCGGTAAGTTATAATTTAGACGATGATGAAATAAGGATTTATTGTGACGCAGGTAGGTTGATTCGTCCGGTTTTTACCGTGTCGGACGATAAACTTTTAATCACCGAAGAAAATGGGTATGATTGGGGTGAATTAGTTAAAAAGGGGTTTATTACTTATATAGATAATTCAGAGGCGAATGAATCGGTTATCGCATTCTCACAAGAAGAATTGAAAAAATATAGAAATGATTATTGCGAGATAGACGCCTCTATGATATTGGGTGTAATGGGGTCTATTATTCCATGGCCTGATCATTCGCAGTCTCCTAGAAATTGTTACCAGACTTCAATGGGTAAACAAGCGATGAGTATGTATACATTGTCTCATAATATCAGAACCGACACTATTAGTCATGTTCTTGGGTATCCTCAACGACCATTAGTTGGTACCAGAGTTTCTGAAATGATGGGATTTAACGAAATGCCATCTGGTATAAATGCGATTGTAGCTATCGCTTGTTATAGTGGATTTAATCAAGAGGATTCAATTATTATGAATAAAGGCGCTGTAGACAGAGGTATGTTTACAGCAACTAGTTATCGTACACATACCGACCAAGAAAAGAAAAATGGATTTCATTCACGTGAGACTATATGTCGCCCTCCTTTAGACAAACGAAAGGTCGACGTGAATTATTCGTTTTTAGGAGAGGATGGAATCGTGATGAAGCGATTTCCAAATGGTAAAAATATATATCTATCAAAGGGTGACGTAATCATTGGAAAATGCATCGTAGACTCTTCAAAAGGTTCATCTGAGGTTAGAGAAGATTGCAGTCTTACTATAAAAAAAGGAGAAGAAGGTTGGGTCGATCGTATTATTAAAAGTACGACACCAGACGGATATTTAATGGTAAAGATAGTAATCAGACGAGAAAGAATACCAGAAGTAGGGGACAAGTTTGCATCCCGCGCCGCGCAAAAAGGTACATGCGGTCTTGTTTATCCACAACAAGATATGCCTTGGACTTCTGATGGGATTGTACCGGATATTATAATCAATCCTCATTGTATACCCAGTAGAATGACCATTAATCAATTAATGGAGTCGGTGCTTGGCAAAACATGCTGCGTTAAAGGAGAGTTTGGCGATGCTACCCCGTTTGCGCAATCAACAAAAGATATTTCTCAAAAGTTATGCGATGATTTAAGCATGGAAGGTATGAATGGCACCGGTACGGAAATTTTATATAACGGATTTACTGGAGAACCGATGGGTGAATTTTTCATAGGCCCTGTTTACTACCAACGTCTTAAACATTTGGTAGACGAAAAAATGCATGCAAGGGCAAGCGGTTCCGTTACAACACTAACAAGGCAGCCACTTGAAGGACGGTCTAGAGATGGTGGTTTGCGGTTTGGTGAAATGGAACGAGATGCAATGATATCACATGGTACATCTATGTTCCTCAAGGAACGTTTATGTGACGTATCTGATCCTTATCAAGTACCTATTTGCGGCCAATGTGGAATTATATCAAACACAGATACTAAATGCACCGCGTGTAACTGTGACGATATCTCGGTTACTGGACTGCCATATGTTAGCAAACTCGTTTTACAAGAATTAAATGCGATGTGTATTAAGACCAAAATAATTGTTAAATAATCAGCTACTATTATAAATTTGTACAAAAAATTTATAATTTAATAATAGTTTTCATCGTATTCTTCTTCTTCTTCTTGACCGTAATATTCAGCGCCCATGGAACCGTCGTCAAATATAAATTCTTGTTGTCCAAATTTCTTTTCAAGGCGAATATAAAGCCTTGCATAACGTATGATATCAGATTTTTCTATTAATTCCGAAAGCTCGGTCCCTTCATAATTCGTATTGTCTAGTAATTTTAAAGTTTTTTTAAGTGAATCTTTTGTAATAACATACTCATTGTTTTCAACGACAGTGGCTAACGAACCGAGTACAAACGCGTACGGATTCAAATTTCCGTATAACTTAACATTTGAAGACGCCAAGTCAAATAAACGTTCTTTTCTTGCATCGTCTACCCAGTCTATTTGGTCTAAATCATATTTAAATTTCTCGGTAGGTATCTTTTGATCAAGAAACATACCGGTTCTATTTACGTGATCCCAATGTCCTTTTCCTACGTATTCCATTTATATTTAGTAAATGTTTTTTAAGATAAAATTTTATATATATATATAAGTATGATTACCACCGTATTTTTATTATAATTGAAAATACAGTTTAAAGATAGGTTGGTAATAATAAAAATGCCAGCTGTTAAGAAAACGCAAAATAAGAAGAGTTCCACGGGAACTAAGAAACAAGAGGAAGTTGTGGTTGAGGAAGTTGTGGTTGAGGAAGTTGTGGTTGAGGAAGTTATTACCGACGATGATGTTCCAAAGGTTAAACAGAGGGTGATTGTTGACAAGGAGAGTATTAGCAGTGATTTTGATTCAGTTATTTCAGACATCGCCAATGAAATCCAGACAATGAGATCATCTTCTGATGGAAAGACGAAAGGTGTACAATTTTTAAGAGGTCTTAATGCACGCATCCAAAAGCTTAAGAAGCATTCGCTGCGTATTGCGAAGGGTAAGAAGAAGGTCTCTACTAATACGATCACAACTTCTGGTTTTAGGAAACCAGTTGATGTTTCAGATGAGATGTCTAAGTTCGCTGGGTGGAACACAGATGAACTGCATTCGCGTGTAGATGTTACCCAGTTCATCTGTAATTACATCAAGCAGAAAGACCTTCAGAACCCAAGTGATCGTAGGCTTATAATCCCTGATGCAAAGCTTAAGAAGCTTCTCGGGCTCAAGGGTAAGGATGCTGACGAACCACTGCCTTATTACATGATCCAGCGTCATATCAAGCCTCATTTCCCTTCAAAGAACGCAACCGTTTGATTGTCATTAACCAAACTTATTTTTAATATTCTATATTAAAAATGAAACATATACTATTATTTTGAACATAAAATTAAAATCATGGGTATAAAATCTAACTTTTCAAAAACGATAAAAACACTGACGTCCGGAACAGACGCAATAGTCAGGCTTCATATTTCGTTTTTCAGATATAAAAAGATTGCGGTGGACAGTTCTCTTTATTTATTTAAATTTAAAGCAGCCATGGGAGACCGATGGGTACACGGAATGTTAAATCTAATAAAATGTCTTAGAATGAATGACGTACATCCGGTATTTGTATTTGACGGCGTGTCTCCTATTGAAAAAAAAGAAGAACAAAACCAACGTCGTGAAGGTAAGAAGAAACTAGAAATGGATATACATATGATACAAGACGATATCGACGCTTTCAACGCTATTGGGATAATTTCCGAAAAATTAAACCAGTTCAATGGGACGGAACCGTTCGATATACAAAAAATAGAAGATAAACTATTGAAGAAGAGGGGTCATAATTTTGATATTTGTTCTAATGATTTCGTTGTTTTCAGGGAACTACTGACCCTTATGAAAGTTCCTTTTTACATCGCTCCGTCCGAAGCAGAAAAAATGTGTTCAAAATTGTGCATAGATGGTTTTGTAAGCGCGGTGTTGTCTGATGATAGCGACGTTGTTGCGTATTCAACGCCTTTTGCAATCTCAAAGTTAAACACAACAACCGGTGAATGTATATTAGTAAAGAATCTCAAGCTTCTTGAGCATTTAAAATTAAACAAAAATCAGTTTTTAGACTTCTGTATTTTGTGTGGTACTGACTATAACAAGAACATAAAAGGTATTGGTTCAATGACTGCTTATAAATATATAGAAAAACACGGAAGCATTGAAGAATTCAGTGAAAAAGAAAATATAGATATTTCTGTGTTAAATCATAACACAGTAAGGAATTTATTCACTAACTTTGAAAAATATGAAATAACGCATATTCCTTTTTGTGGGTCAATAGAATATAAGGCATTTGCTACTTTTTTACATCACAATAATATAAATATAAATCCAATGTATTATTACGCATGTTTTGAAAATAAAAATTTAAAATTTAAAATTTAAAATCTTAAACTAAAAAGGAATATGTACCAATCGCTTAACACAATTAGAAAAAATAATACACCAAAAGTTGAACATATGACAATCCAGCCGTATACATCTCGACCGAATAATCAACAAACTAAAGGGACCAAAGCGTTATGGGGAAGACCTTTTTGGTTTTCTCTCCATTATGGTGCTTTAAATTTACCGGATGTCTTAAATGACGAAGATCGTAGGATGATATTTAATTTTATAACTTCACTACCAATATTCTTGCCGTGTGATACATGTAAAAATCACGCAAATCATTATATCAACGAAACCCCGCATGATTTTGCAAGTATTATAAGTTCTAAAGAGAGCGTATTTGAATTTTATTGGAGATTTCATAACCACGTAAATGCGTCTACTGGTAAACGTCAAATTACGCTCGAAGAAGCGTACGATATTTATAAAAATCGCCCGGAAAGCTCTTTATAATTTTAAAATAAAAATTATAAAAATTTAATTATTTTTTCTGATTAGAAGTTTTAGTATTATTAAAAATAGAATAATACAGACACCGCCTAATATTATACACGCTGGTTTGTAATCAGTTTTACCATCATCGGTTTGTTGTTGTGATTGATTGCATGATTCGCAGTGTAAATGATCTTCTTTATATAATTTTGAACATACCTTACATGATTTAATATGGTCAAAAACATCAGTGCATTTCATATCTTGTTCCAATACATTCTCGCATTCTTCCGTTACCTGAGGTTGAAACATGCGACGATCCTCGTAATGGGACTGAGGTTGAAACATGCGACGATCCTCGTAATGGGAATGAGGTTGAAACATTGAAATATTTTCAGCATCGCGAGACATTTTGTCAAACAAAGTTGATAGCGAAGTCACATTGTCATTTGTATTTATTGGCGGAGGAGGGAGGGGTGACACCGTGATAATCGGTAACACATCATTGCAAGGCATTGGATCATCAGGTAATTGGTTCATTATTAACCCAATATCTTTTAGTAAGCTGTAAGTCATTTTATATATTGAAAAGACAATTTATAAAAAAAACACGTCATCTGTTTTTATTTTTTTACCATTTAATACATGTTCATATACCTGTAATAAATACTGATCTTTTTTAGCAACCACTATGGTATTCAATATTTTAGAAAAATCAGTAACTTCATTTATAACGGTTTGTGAATTGTCAATAACTCTTTCTTCTGCTTTGAAAACAACTTTAATTCCATCGTTTAGTAACTGTTTGTATTTACTTGTTTTTTTAACGGCCTTGAATTGTTCGTACGTACCACTCACCGTTAACCGAACCTTGTCATCTCCATCTGATGGACGATATGTATCTATGTCTGAAATATCAAGATATAAAATTTTCTTCTTCGGTAGCCTTAGCTTTATCTCTTCTAGAATATAATTTTCATCAACTTGTTCAAAATTTAAAAAAGCAACAATGTTTGTTTCGCTTTCGCCAAATGCGTGTTGCATTGGCGTACCTGGGTAAAATACGTTATTGGTCAGGGTTTGTTTTGAGTGAATATGCCCCGAAACAACAGGTGGAAGTTCTGTTGACCATTTATCTCCGTCGACCGATACAATTGCACCCATTTTACACCCTTCAAATTCTTGATGCGCGAAAATACATTGACTGTCTTTCCAGGTTCCTTCAATCGTGTCAAGAGCTTCGGTGAACCGACCAGGGTATACATATGGAACAAATACAAATTTCTTCCCTGAAATAATAACACTGACAACACTATCAACAATCACGACATTACGCCATTCTTTCATAGAATTCATCCAGTGATTTTGTGTTAAAAATTGAGTATTTGAAATATAATCATGGTTCCCAACGAGAATATAGGTTGTTGTAATTTTACGTAACTTATGCACGAGGTCGTGGGCTTTGTTTAAGACAGTAGTGTGTAGTCTTTCGTGTGTGTGTAATAAATCACCTGCTATCACAATTAAGTCAGGTTTTTTGCTAATGGCTAGTTCGGTAATTTGTTCAATAAATAAATCCACTTCTGTTAAATTATTAATTTGAAAATGAGGATCTCCTATAAAAAGTATGTTAACTGACATGGTAGTTCTGTATTTATTTTTTAATACAGAAACACTAATTCATTTTTACTTAATCCGCTCTCTCGTCCATCTCAACATCGTCTAGTTTAATAGACCCCATGGTATTATCTATACCCAAAACATCTGGCTTTTTAAGATCGGGTCTTGGGTATAAAATATGCTTTATCATCTGGTTAATAGAAGATGGCTTTTGCGTGTTTAGAACATCGTAAATAACACGTTTGGTAACACGTCGTGTCGAACGATCTTCAATATACCATCCATGCGCAATTTTAATAACCTGGTATTCAACAGGTGGGACCTTTACATGTTTCCTGTTTATAAATCGGTCCATATACGCAGTGTGAATGTTTGATGCAATGGTCTCAATAATACTTTCATACTCGTCAAACTTATCAACGTAATCAGGATACATATCGCGTAATGACTTATTTTTGTCAGACTCGCATCGTATCTCTAAATATCTGAATTTCACAGACGACTGGTTACCTCGTACGTCTGAAAAATAAATATAATTAGGAGAAGAAACCTTGAACTGTTTGTTTTCTGGACCGAAAACAATCACTCCTGGAGTTACCGACGCGTCACAATTATTTACATAAATATAAAGGTCGTCAATACTATTGAACTCAAACTTTTTAGGCTTCTGAATGTTGATATTGTCATCCAAATCCAAAGTACCGTCTTTTAGAATTGTACTAACGTGGTACATAGTAGGTGTATCGGTCGGTTTGCATACAAGTCTATTTTCACTGACATTCTTCACTAAAAACATATATTTCTTACTCGGATCAAGAGTATTCTGGAAAGATTGAAGGAACCCACTTTCAGACGTAATCAACGAGTCTCTGAGTACACTATTAGTGTCTATCTGTTGTTTAAGGGCGTTCTTAAACGAAGTTCCGTATGACTGTATTCCAGACCAGCGACTCTTAAATGCATTTAGCTTGCGATGGGTTGACATAAACCACTTACCATTGTAGTTAAAAAGACGAATTAATGCACCTTCGTGAGATTCATAAAAAGAACATTCTGAAAAACCGCGCGTGATTGCTGGTATATTATTCTCACCCTCTTCGCTTGAGACACCTCCTCCGATATTAACAAATTCACTTATCATATCTGTATGCGCAGATGAGTATTCAGGTGTATAAGTACATGCATTCAAAACAACATCTCCGTTTGTATCAAGCACCAACCCCCTGCACTTCTTTATAATGTCCTTATTTTTTTCAAACTGCTCGTCCCTAACGGGTTCGTTAATATAACAATAATTTGTTAGGCCTGTATCTGTATCAGTATCAGTGATTCTTACGTATGGCGAAAGAGTTTCTAAGAGATCCTTTGTAGGATGAAAGATGGGGGTATTCCCAATATTTGATTGTATTACAGTCGTTGACATGTTTGATTTTTTATTATATTTTATTGTGAATTATTCATTTTTATTTTATGATGGTGGCGCTGATTTTCGGATGATAATATTGAATCTTTTTTTCGTGTCTGTAATCGACGCAGAAATCGATGTTTTATTCCATAAAATCCATTTAGACCAAAATCCGGCCGTTTTTATCCCGCTTTTGCCCCACTTTTCATTTGTGATGTGACGTTTTTCATATCGCTTCATTCGCTCTTTATCTTTATGGGTGGTATAATCTTCATAACCAGCCGCGCCAAAATGAATTGTTTTGGGTTTATTAGTTTGGTCGTAAATAGTTACCATATATTTTTTAGAAGCGTTAGTTGATTTTCTAAAATAAACAATTGTTTGAGTCATTTATTGTTTATATAACAAAAATAAATAAAATTTAACAGACATACAAGTTCGTGTTTTTTGGTGTGTAATGATTTCGTAAAAACATGGTAAATATATTTATTATATTTATCAATAATAAATATGAGAAAGATAATAATATATTCAGCTATTAGTATTTGTTTTGTAATTACTTTAATTTTATATCTAGGTAAATATAATCTTTACAACATGAATGCAAGTTCATGTGGTAAAAAAACATCGTGTAATCCTGTATACGATCTGTCAGTCTCTGGTATTCCTATAAGGAAAACCATTTGTAAAAATTTAGTAAGTTGTACACAACAAGAAGGTAATGAAATTGATTTTGGTGATTTTGATTTTGACTTTGACGGACTTACTGCGAGAATCCCTCAAATAGGGTGTTTTACTATTCCAAAAACATTAAACAATGAAGAAATAAAGATTTGCTGTTCCGGAAATTTAGCAACATGTTTCGCGGCGAATTTAGCATTATATAAGAATTTCAATATTTATAGAGGGTATTGTCTACCGTTCACAAGCCCATTATGTAGATTCTTACCTTCGTGTTTTATTGAAAATGACTCATCACCTTATTTATTATTTCCGATTCCGGATTTTTCAATAAACGTTTACAAAGACGATAGTGATTATTTAATAAATCCAGGATTTGAGCATGACCATCTTAAAAAACCTATTGCCGCAGCTTTCGGTGCACTTGGGGCAATGCCAATGTCTAAAAGTCAATCGTGCTTGTATGTATTGAAGTTACCAGCAAAATCAGTTATTGCATATTTTAGTCTGGCACCTTACTTATTTCAAACTGGACGACCTAATCTAGTTGATAATTTTCCAACAGATCTACCATTTGCAAGCTTGACAGATACTTTTAATTTTAAAAATTTAGAAATGATGAATAATCCAAATGTCAATGATTGGTTAGACGGTAAAACCGAGTCTCTTACTTTATGTGTGATTTTTACACATAATAAAGACATTGCGAAGAAAATACATAACTCTCTAAAAAATGGGATATCTGTTATTACCGACACATTTCCTGATATAATTAAAAATTTTCCGGGGCTAACTGACATTATTGATTTACCGATTACATGTATACCCATTCCCGGAGAAAATTCCACTTACGGAAACACGTTCGATCCACTAGACAGAAACATGTTGAAACAAACCCGTGCGAACAAAAATTATAATAAAGATTCTAGATTGTTCGACTGGCAATCAGAAACTACTGGACTTGTGGGTAGGATTGCTAGCTTAGATCCTGACGACAAAGATGGTAATTTTATAAATTGGATAGATGCATTTGCAGATCAATCAAACTGTTTAGTGATTGGTCTCGACGATAAAGAAGCCATAAGTGAATCGTACAATCCGAATCTATTTGAACTAAGCGATCAAAATGGGAGATTTAGCGAAGATGGTGATTGGATAAAACCAGTAACTTCAAACATCGTAACCATAACAAAATCAGGTTATAAAAAACAAGAAGACTATAAAAATGATCTTCTTGACATTGGTAAAAACGGTAAAAAGGGTGGAATAGATATTCGTTTAGATGAAGTCACGGATGAAATGAAACAACTCGGGTATAATGAGTTTACAGATATAAACATTGAGTCTAATCCATCCCCGTTTGTTTACTACAATGAGTATGTAAAAGACATAAACGGAAATGAAATTGATTATAGATGGTCACAGACCGGAATTGACTTACTACAATATAATGTTACGACATATGGAGATTGTCGCGATACTATTTACCCATCATCACATACTTTTTGCATTGGACAGTTTGACGTTGCCGTAATAATTTCAAATAATTATTGTTATGGAAACGAAGATATTGGGTATAATAATATAAATGTTTATGAATCAGCCAATCAAACATCGATGGCGTCTTTTAGAGGAGATCAAGTAGATGATCTATACTATTCGTTAGCTGTTTCAAGGTCTGATTTAACATGTATGTTTGATGACGCAAGTGTTATTAACAATTTTCAATTTCTACCAACGGGACCTCATACCAACTTAGCTGTAAGCCCGACGACTACATTATTTACCCAATGTCGTACTTATTATCATAATAGTTCGGGGACGTCCCCGAGGTTGACCCCGGAACAATCAAGATACATTGTTCGTATTTTCAAACCTTGTAAAAAAGAAAAGTTGTGGCCGGCTATATGCCACGATTACGAAGCCGAAATATGTGACACAAACATAGATGATATTTCCTGTCCAAATGACTTGTTGGTAAAGAGTATTAAGGCATCGGACACATCTGACAAAATATCAGCTGCCTTATGTTCTAACCTAAGATACGATAAAACAAACAATAAAACATTAATAGTTGGGGTCTTATACTTGTTAGTTGGGGTATTAATATCAACATTAATAATTATGATAATCCAGGTTGTCCAATACAAAATACCAATTAACCAACTGTACAATAATTACAATCATTTTATTATCCCTTATATATGCCTTATCGCGGGTATCGTTATAACATACAATAAATTATCGTACGTTACAGATTCAACCGCGTATGACATAAAACAATCAAAAATTCAATCGTAACGATAGTATTTATATTTAAAGTAATTAACTAAAAAATATAAATGTCATACAAAGGTAACACAGAAATATCTAAACAGCCCTTGCAAGGACCATCTATTACCCGCCCCCAGAGTTTTCCCAGAATGCCAAGGTTGTATTTAGAATTACTAGAAAACAAGGGTAAGATAAGACCTGAATTACATGATAAAGAGTTCATAATGGATTATGGACAAGTTCCCGGGTTAGAACCTGCATCGCCTGATATAAGTACAGCGTCTACTTCATCTAGTATAACCATCGAGAATGACATTGAAATAGATGATAAAAAGTCTGTAGATGATAACGAATCAATAAATAAAACTACCAATACACTAGATGATGATAGATCAATATCCAGTACGGGAAGTAAAAGCGTTTCCTCTTCTATTAGTTCACAATCAAACATAGACAATCGTCTTACAGATTTGTTAGGGGAAGACGACCATATGTCAATTAAGAGTCATAAACCCACGACAGATAAATATAGTAAAAAACGAAACAAACACGGTCAAAGCATAGAAAGAAAGTCAACGGCAGCCGCGCCTTCATTTGCGGAGCTTCAAGCACAAGGATCTTATGTACCGAGACATGAATTAAAAGATATCAATAATATATCTGAAAACGCTAGACAAGATGAAGATAACAAACGAGAGTTATTATTTAAGTTTGAAATTTTACGAAAGTCATATCCCTCTGGTAACATACCTATTTACACCATACTTACGGATTACCAAATGATGCTAGTTTCATACGAAGATTGCGTGCGAAGATTATCTCTTGATTCAAGCGTTGAATCGTATAAACAATATCTAATTTACGCATTTATGGGTCTTGAATTTGTACTTGGTAAATTCCTAAAACTCGACATGGAAGGCTTTACCCAACAACAAATAGTAAGCATGTCGTCTTATGAAAAACTACTTATTGAACTAGGTGAAAAGTCGTACGTTCCAGAAGGTTCAAAGTGGTCTGTTGAAGTGAGATTATTATTTCTTGTTATTGTGAACACAGCGTTTTTCGTAGGTACTAAAATGATTATGCAGAAGACCAGTGTGAATTTAATGAACATGATGAACGGTTTAGGTAAAAAATCTACACCTGAAGAACCGAAACGTAAAATGAAAGGGCCTGACATCGACTTAGATGACCTTCCATGAATTTAAAAATGTTTTTTTGGTTCTGTATGTAAAGTAAAAATACAGAACCAGATGGTTACTTTTCAAATTGTCTCAGATTTACACATTGAATATAATAATGACGAGTTTGTCGATCCTTTAGATTTTATAACTCCCACGGCGGATGTTTTGATATTAGCAGGGGATATTGGTTCCCTTTATAAGTTCGTTCAATTACAAGAATTTATCAAAAATATTATAAAGTGTTTTAAACATGTTTTTTACATACCAGGTAATCACGAGTATTACATGCCACCGGACTATAAGCAAATACCATTGGAAGTATTATCTAAGCGTCTTAACGATTTAAATAATATGTTTGACAATTTCAATGTTTTAGATAAAGAGTGTGCACAAATTAATAACATATGCATAGTAGGTGCTACATTGTGGAGTGATATTAAATGCCAAGTTCCGAAATATATTGTAAGAATACCGGAAATGACAACTGATAACTACATAAAAAAGTTCAACGAAGATTTAGAATATATAAAAAACGCAATTGAATACTGTAATAAAAATAAACTTACAATGTTATGTGTCACGCATCACCCTCCTACACAGCTCGTGTTAAAAGAAGGACATCTATCAAAGAAAAAAGATAAATTCAAAAGTCTTTATTATAGTGATTTAGATTATTTACTTACAAAAGACATGGTTCATACCTGGATTTGTGGTCATGTTCATTCGAATTTTGATTGTGTATCAGAAGGAGGTACGAGAATTGTTGGTAACCAAAAAGGTAAACCGAAAGATAACATACGCGATTTTTCTAAAGAATTTGTAATAGAATTATAAAAAAAAATCTTTATATAAAATGGCAGATTATAACGATTTAGACTTTTCACCTGATTGGATATCTAGAGATTTAGATGTTAGTTTTGATGATATTATGAATGTTTTTGCGACTATTGATTTTGAAGATGATGATTTAGATTTAAAAGAAGTAGAGTGTAACAACGCTCTTCAGTTAATAACCGCGATTAGGTAAAAACGTTTTTTTATTGTGATTTTATAGTTAAAATCACAACATGTCCCTTGAGTCTTTATGTTTACAGAATATAGCACATAGCATTTTAGAATGCCCGCCGCTTATACAGGAAATGGTGATTGGTAGTACGACAGAAATTATTAAAAAAGAGATGTTGGAACAAGCACGAGCCGAAGTAAAGGATGAGTTACAACAGGAAATAAACAGAAAAAATATAATAAATGTGGCCGAAATGTTTGAAGTATTGGTGCCTGAAATTGTTGATGATATTATAAAAGCGACGATGACAGGTCGTAACAGAACAAATTACTTAGCGCGCTATTGGGATCATGACGAGGACATCATATTAGCTGTTATTTCGGTGGCCGAAACAATAGCAAACGGTGAGATGGAGAAAATACAGGCTACAATGGCAGTAAGGGCGGCATATAGTTATTACGATGACAGCGACGAGGACGGTGATTATTAAATCGACGAAATATGCTTGTCTTTACAAATATCGTATAGCATGGTTCCCTTGCAAAAAGAATGAGATTTGTTTATATTAGATATTTCATCTTCGGTAAGATTAAATACAAATGTGTCGTTTTTAACACTGTCCATTACAAACACAGTTGTCTTTTTATTAAATTCATATTCCGACTTGATATTTGTGTCTATAGCCGCGTATATATGTTCACATGTTTTAAATGGCATCTTGTCGTACTCTTTTTGTTTTCTTTTCATCTGATGTTTAATACAGTCATAATACATAGATTCGGTGTTTATTGATATTGTATATAAAGAGCATAATAGTTTTTCATAATTTATATTTGAAATATTTACAAATTTAGCAACTTTGTCAACGCATTCAATCACTTCACATTTAAATTGATGAACTGCCTGTTTTGTTGTCTCTTGTATCAAATAAGTAGACCTTAGAGTCCTCGCCGAGTCAACAATGCCTTTAAGAATATATAAATGATAATACGAATTTGATATAACATTTTCTATCTTAACCCATTCATCTATAAATATTTTAACAGTTGTGTTCACGTTGACCGTTTCTTGTTTTTCAATCGGTAAAATAATAAGAGAATTTATTATATCTAGGCAAAACGAAGGATATTCGCTAAATAAACTAGAATTACTTGAATATTTTTCAAATACGTTTAGCATTTTCTCAGTCGCATTATGTTCGTCTTCTGTCATATCCCAGCCGGTGTCCCAATCTATAGATAGTGGTTTAAATATCTTCTTGACTATATTTTTTAGTATTTTTGATTTTTTAGTATTACGACGTTCGTGTATTTCATCAGCTACTGTAACTAAAAACAACTTCGGGTCTACTATTGGGTCGAATCTATCGCTTAAAAATCCAGAACTACTATGGCTTAGTGTAGGCCACAAAGGACCATCATCCATGTTTTCAATATAAGAAAAACCGTAGTCTATTATTACCGGATAATGACCAAATGTTGGCACGCAGATCTGGTTATCATCGTCTAACACGTATACAAACACAACATCTTCATTACACCGTTTCATCATAATATTTAACGAATGTAAATCATAATGTGAAAACTTTTTTCTTTGCTGAGCCATTGTTATAGCCATCAATACTTGTTTCACTGTTGAATACAGAATATCCTCGTTTATTTTACTTACTGACATAATGTAATTGTAAAATTTATTACTCTTATCAATATATTCTTGTATTAACATTTTTTCAGGTATCATATACTTTACGTCTTTTTTTTTAACAAACGGGTTTTCATTTTTTACCGTGTTTGGATTTCTATCATAATCAACTATTCCATAGGTCTTGGTAAAATGAGGACAGTACGCCATCATCTCGCCAAGACCTTCCATAATAATATTTTCGTGATTCACAAGATTATCTATCTCCTGTGATATTTTAAATACGCAATATCGTTCGTGTTTTTTTGTTTTTAATAGACCGACAACCCCTTGTTTACCTGGTTTGGCAAACAATGAATCGTAATTTAACCAACTGACCCAGTTTTTATCTTTATTTTTATCAAACTCACGTTTTAGCTTACTGTAATTATTATTTATATTTCCAAGGGGATTTACTTTAAGAGTCATTTATTGTTTTTATTATTTACTTTAAACGATTATTAACTACATTTTAAAAACGTTTTTACATTGTATTACAGTTCATTTAAACAATCATGTCATACTTTACCAAATTAATTTTTCCTGGAGGGATATATAACAAGAAATATTCCAAATTTCTAAAATGGTCCTTTTTATCTAACGTGCTTGTTTCGATTGAGAGTGCAATGGCCACGAATAACATGCTTAACGCTATTGGCTCTGAAGACACTACTGATTATAGAACTCTAAATTACATTGGAAAGGATATTATTGGACAGATGGGGGGTATACTTTATATGGCAAAAATGTCAGAAAAAGCAGACGGACAGCCTAAACAGTTTTTAATTTATTCTCATATTATTCAACAATCATCTTATATGTTGATGGCTTCTACTTCAATGGCTGACCCGTATCTTTTTTTACCAATCGCAGGTTTTGCAAATATATTTTCAAATATTTCGTTTACTGGATATGGTGCTATAAACGCAAAATGTATACAAGAAATGTCCCGTAACAACATGGGTGAAATGTATGCTAAAATAACAACGGTAAATACAACAGCGTCTAGTGTTGGTTTGCTAATAGGTGTTGGAATATGCACACTAGTACCAGATGACACTACCAGACTTGGTATAATGCCTTTTATAGGATTAGCACGGGTTTATTCATTTAACAAAGCAATAGACGATTTGATTTAAATTATTAAAAACTAAGTATTCGTTTTCTATGTCTGGATCTATATTTCATTTGGTAGTCTTCATAATTTCGTATTATTTTTGGTTTTGGAAAAACACCAATAAAATCCTTGATTTCCCTGAGCATGTCAATTGGTAAATCAAGAGAGTACAAAAATTGTTTATAAGAGAAGAAATTCTTTCGCATTTTATTTATATGAATTTATAGTAATATTTTTCACAAATAAAATGAGCGATAAAAAACGAAACAAAAACCCGTTTCTTTATTTTAGATCTGATGAAGTTGTTCGGTTGAAATCATTGGATCCTCCGTTAACAAAACTCCAAGATGTTAACCCTATAATAAGTGAAGGATGGGCAAAGATAAAGAAGGATAATGGTGATAAATATAAACATTATTTAAAACTTGCAAGTGGCGTTATTGAACAATCAACCGAACAACCATTACCAATTAATTCAATAAGCGAACCCAAATATCAGGTAACGAAGCCATTTCATAAGTTTTCACTTGAAAAAAGAAAAGAGTTTCAAATGCAATATATTGATGATACCGCTATTCAAATAACCCAACGATTAGTTGAATCATGGAATTCTCTTACAAAATCACAGAAAAACAATTGGGTCTTATAAACAATAAAATAATAAATAAATAAATATGGAATGGTGGAGTAAGGAATGTTACATTTGTTTTAAAGAGTTTAATTCAAAAGATGTACCTCGCCTTTTACCATATTCTTGTAAACACGATATTTGTGAACATTGTTTTATGAAATTATATAAATATGATAATTTTAGAGACCAATGTTCGATATGCAAAGCATGTCAAAGCTTTGATAGCACAAATAGAAGACGTGCGTATTCAATTGGCGACGAACCATCTTTACTCGTAAAAGATATTTATCAGCAAATATTATTGCATAGAGAATTCCCGTCTAAGATGGGTGAGTTTATACCTCCATCTAAGCGTAGTATTTTGCAAAAAATTAAAACGTATTGGGGATGGACTTAAAATTGAATTTAAATTTCATTGTTCATATGATAACTAAATATGAACAATGAAATTTTATTGCAGTTCGACGGGGGTTCACGGGGTAACCCGGGAATATCCGGTGGAGGGGTTGTAATATACGAAAATAAAGAAGAGATTATTTCGGGTTGTATTCCGTTATCGCAATCAATGACAAACAATCAGGCTGAATATTTAGCATTAAAAGAAGGTCTTTTGTTAGCCCTTAATGTTGGTTATAAAGAAATAACCGTGCAAGGTGACAGTATGCTTGTTATTAATCAGGTTAATGGATTGTGGACAGTCAAAAATAAAGAATTAAAAATTATTCATGCTGAAATAGTTAATCTTATTAAATGTTTTGATAAAGTTATTTTAGAACATATTTACAGAAAACACAACAAGCGCGCTGATGAGTTAGCGAATCAGGCAATGGATTTAGCGACTCTTAATTTAAAAACTTAATTTTATCTTATATAAAAATGTCCTTGTTAAAAGCGTATATTAAAGAGTTAGACGGAATAAAAACCGAGATAAAAAGATTAAACGATCACGTTAAACCATTACGAACAAGACAGTGTCAGCTTGAAAAGGAAATAAAGAGTCATTTAGAAGTCAATCCGGGAAAAGGTGTTAAGTGCGGTAATGATAGTTTTACAGTAGAAGAAACAGTAAAACATATTCGTCGTAAAAAAGCAGATAAAGAAACAGAAACTAAAAGATTATTGACAAATATGGGTATTTATGATGTTAATAAGGCGTACAATGACATTATCGACGTTCAGAAGGGCGAGGAAGTACACACTACCAAGTTACGGATTAAAAAAAACAAAGACGGTAAATAAAGGTAATTTTAAGATAACATGTCTTAAAATTAAAATGACAACAGACGCAAAAGAAGATATATTAGGAATATTGGAAAAAACCAAATCAGACGCCCAAGCAGGAAATTTCGCAAATGTTATGAAAGTTCTTAACCAAGAAATGGATACAGACGACCCGTCAAAATTAATGATTATGGTAACGCTTGCAAACACGGCAAAACAAATGGGTCGCGACGATGTTGCGTACAATATATTTACAAGAGTATACAATAAATTAAGTTCCGGTTCAATGCTCGGCCCCGAACACGAAGACGTTGTTTCGTTAAAATACAGTATAGGAATGGTCACTAATTCTCTTTCTGAATCTTATAAATGTTTGACTCAATCATTTGAAAGCGCGACACGTAATGGGTATAATGACCTTGAAAAAAAAATAAAGAAAACATTAGACTTGTTTATGGAAAATTTACCTCAAACTCATAAAAGTCTTTATAACAAACTTTACAATAAGTTAAATATAAAACATAACAACCATACAAGCAATAAACCAACAAAAGGAACCAAGCAACATTTAACAGATGAAGAACTTGACACCCTTATGCTTGAATTTGACCTTAATTAATTTATCGTAAATAAAATGATAAATTAAGTTTTTAGTTCATAGAACACGTTTTCTACTTCTTTCATATTCTTTTGAATTGTTAAAACAGACAGACCCGCTGTTTTTGCAAAATCCGATATTGTTATCGGTATATTGTTTTTTACTATCCAAAAATATATTACCGCCGATGCAATAGATTGAGGTCGAGCCCTATTTAATTGAGTAGATCTATTTTTTATTTTGTTGTGTATATTACATACTTCTATATGTTGTTCTTCCGTTGTAATGAACTTGTTCATAATATCCTTTATGATATGTTCGGATGTTATAGTTGTGTTATGTATTTCAGAATCATGTGGAATGCTTACGTTTACTATTTTTAAACCTTTCAAGCCAGCTTTTCTAGTTAATCCGAACGTTTTAATTAGATTATCGGGTGTTTGGTGATTACCTGAAAGTTTATAAGCATGGAATATACACGCGAAAATTATAGATTTTCGCGAACCTCCTCTGAATATCTGACCGTTCGTAACTTGCGTATATATTTCATTCGCCTTTGCTATTATGGTTTCGCTAAATTGCATATTTTCAACGTCTTTGAAAATATTTTTTTCTTCTATTTTTCTAGCATGAACTCTTGTTGGATCACTTGATCTTTTACCATCCGAGTTACCATAAAAACGCCATTCTTTATCATGTAATAAAGGTTTGTTTACCTGTTCGCCACACGTTGTACATATTACAATGCCATTCTCGTAAACCTGTTCTGACGAAACGATACATGAACAATCAGGTTCTAGTTTATCGTTTGAATATTCTTTTACCATATTATCAAATATATCAAATTCGGACATTCTTTATACCCATTTAAATACAACCATTTTTTTCAATTGTATTTTTATTAATTGAAAATTTTAATTAAGTGTCCGTTACCGGATCGGTATATTGGTCGTCGTACCGTTCCTCGTGAAATGCCCAGTATTCAGGAGAACCAAGTTTCCATGATTCAGAAACTTGAGGAGCCTTCCAGTAATAAACACAGTCTTCCCATTTGTTCGTTGTTGTCGTACCGTGTATGTACAATGCGCAAAAATCATCGGTTAAGCTGTCCATTAAATCACAAAATGTTGAAAAATCAGGGACGATCGACGCGTAGTTTTCATATAAAGACTTTCGATTTTTCAACAGTGGCTCTCGCAGAATAAAAATACCGTCAACGTTTGTTCTTATGACAGGTTTTACGTCCATTGCATATTGTAATGAAAGAATGTACATCATCTTCCAGTGACGGCCTTTTTTAAATAATGCTTGCTGTAACGGTTTATTAAACAGTTTAGGATCATCTGTACAATCATCTAGTATCATTACAGCCCATGGGTTAGGTAAATGAGCAGCCGCTAACTTTTGTCGTTTAACGAAATCTTTAATTTTATCTTCGTTATATTCATTGAAAACAAATGAGGAAGGCAACATACCATTATACGCGTGGTTGCTATCTTCAGAGCCGCTCATAGCCATTCCGACTGGAAAAATATGCTTTTTACTATGAAGCAATGCTTTGATCAACGTGGATTTACCGGTACCTGGCTTCCCAACAACTACTATTTTACTACCGCCATTATAATCAGGGTCTTCAAATTTGGCCGTGATAGGAGGAATTATATCAGGATCTAATTCTTTCACAGTAATATTTTGAGATGTCTTTGTCATTTTTATTTATCTCGAGTAAATCGTTTAAATAAGATTTGTACGTATTAGCGTTCAGATGCAAGTATTTCGTTTGATTTTATAAATATAGACATGTATCCGATACTGCCTATTCGTGTTTTGAATTGTAACGGTAATTCATCAGTTGACGGAAATACATGGATCTGATCGCTGAGAGCTGATATTTTAATAATTCGGTCTATTTGTTCGGTTTCAAAGAAACTAGTAACCGAAATATTATCTGATCGTTTTTCTCCGAATGTAACTACACGTTTCATTATTCCATCTGCATCGGCTGTAAAACTTATAACGCCTGAATCTACTGTTATTTTTATTTTATCACTTCCTATCATATCCAGATCTTTAATCATTTTTTGAAAGTCGTTTGGCGGGATAATAATAGAATTTGTGTACCCACGTGGATTTACAACTTCTATGTTTTGCACAGTCTGAATATTTATACTCGAAAGAGTGGTCCGTGTATGATCCTTCGGTATTGTTTTAATATTAAGCACTGTTGGATTATCCTTTGTAATAAACAATTCGATTGTATCTTTCTTTTTTATAGATTTTAACATTTTGTAAAAATGACTCGAATTAATACCAATATTTAGGTTATCAACATGCGAAAAATCATAAATGAAAAAATCTTTAGAGAATAGGTCAACTGTTACCATCGTTTTACGTGTTTGGTCAAACATAGACATTGTAATACCGTTATTTCCTATTTTCCAAAAACTGGTTTTGATTATATTAGAAATCACCTCTGCCATTGTTTTAACACAGTATGCGTTATCTGTCTTTGCTCTAAATATATACTGTTCTTCTGTAACTGACATTTATTATTTTATAAAATTATTCTTTATATAGAATAATTGTCATCGCGACAAAATATACACCTTTTACAACCAGGATCTATTGATCCAAATACCGGCACTATGCTTTTATAGACGAAGGGAAGAAAGTGGTGGTCACTGCCAGAAATCAAAAGGGGTGTTTCAGAAAGCCGCTGATAAATATAGTAATAATATTACTTTTGCAACGGTTGACAATTCGGGTACCCGCGGCGCCAAACCCGCTAGCGAGGAATCCCAGATTATAGCTGTGCTTGCGAGTAAACATTTTGATATCCCTACACATTGACGGGGTTTTCCAACCCAATTTTGATATAACAGATAGATCGGTATCGAAGCCGCCTTGATGAAGGCATTGGCTTATTATATTCAAATATAATAACATTTCTAGTAAAAAAAACGGGTTATTACCCAGAATAAAATAGTGATTAACACAGCCTGTAATAAAAACATTACTAAATTATTTGACGGCTTGAGTTTGTGTACGGGACTATACAAGACTAAAAACGATATCACTAATAAAATACAGATTTGTTTTACATTTGGTTTACCATATGTCTTGGTTTCCTTGTCACTTTCATCCGTTGACTGAATATGAAGCGTTTCCTTGTCACTTTCATCCATCGGTTTTTCTGGTAATGATTCCTTGTCATTTTCATCCGTTGACTGAATATGAAGCGTTTCATTGTCACTTTCATCCATTGGTTTTTCTGGTAATGATTCGTTTCGATTTCTCTCTTGGATAAATAAGGTGCTGGTGAGTTGCACCATTTCACGAGGAGGGGGGTTGTTAAATGTAGGATTGTAATCGTCAAGGTTGCGCATTTTGTAAAAATCTAATATGGTTTTAAGTCAAATATTTTTTTAAATAAAATGTCATTGTCTTTGGAAAAATTAGAAACATTTTTGTCGAACAATGGAATCATCCTAAGTAATTTTTACTCAGATAAAAATAAAAAGTGTATGTACGTACATGTTATTTCGTTGTCGGCGAGAGAACCATTTATAATAAAAATACCCTCGCAGTATTCATTGAAAGTAAACGATCAACCAAACGCTTACATGCTAAAAGAATATAAGGTTGACAAAACAGGCGATGTTGTAACAGAATACATAAACGACGAAATAATAAAAGATTACGAACCCATTGAGATACATAAACAAATAGGCGACAGTTCAAATGCAGAATCACATTTAGAAGAAAGGTATAATAAGCCGTTGAAGTTACCATGTAATAACAAATCATCCATGACTATTTATAGGCAAATCAGAAGACTTGGAATGTGTGTATCAGGGACTCCTTATAACATATGTATTAACATATCAGATATTATGTATATGACTTCAAAAGAACACGAAATAAAGTATTTCAAAACAACAGATAGTTCTAAATTTAACGATAAACACCGAAAGTTATTAGTCGTCGTAGATCTTGATTATTTATTTGAAAATATCGATACGGTTACAGATGAAGTAGAAAATGTTAAAAAATCAATTTTTGATATTACACGAAAAAACTTTGAAACAAATTTGAAAACCTTCTGTGGTAAATGGGTAGACAATTCCAAAGTGAAAACTATTTATAATTTCGTAACAGACAAACTAAAAAGCTATGTATCTAGATTAAAAGCGGTGAACGAAAAACTTGTAGAAATATCTAAAGACGAAAGTAAATATTTAGAGAAAAAGTCGGAAATAGCAAGTGTCAATGGCATGAAAACATTTATAAGTAAGTTTAACAAAGACATGGAACTTACGAGACAAATGAGACCAATCGATATGAAGCTCAATGATATAAACAACGACAAAAAAGAGATAATAAGAAATATTTTAAGTTTAAAACTTAAGTCAGATCACCTTTTGTTAATAACAGACGATTTAACGTTTGATATCAATGTAGTCTCTGAAATAATACAACAAAAGATAAATAATTTTGATGTAAATTAAATATATATTTAAAATAAATTAAATATATGAATAAATGCCACCTATAACGTTTTGTAACACTGATGATTTTAAAGATTCTAACGGCAAACTAGCTATTAATATACCAAAATTTGCACTAGCTTTATTCTGGTCTTCTAACTGCAAGTATTGCGAATCCGCTAAACATATTTTATCGAATATGAATCAACAGATAAACGGCTGTTCTTTCGCAATGTGTAATTTAGATACAAATAGGGAAATGATTCAGCTTTGTAATAATTCAGGAATTGCACTTGAACACGTCCCCTTTTTCGTATTTTTCGCGAATAAATCTCCGTATATGATTTACGCAGGTCCAATAACACAAGACCATCTTACACGATTCGTAATCGAAGTTTCTACACAATATCACAAAGAAAACGCCGAAAAAACAAACACTACCACATCTATAAAAAATATAGGAGAAAATACCCAGGTGGCTGATTCCTGTAATGTGGGTGATTTAACATGTCAGGAAAATGCTAAATCAACATTTCATTCGTCTTATTGTACATTAAAAGAAGCATATACTAACAACAGAAAATAGATTTTTATTTAGTAAAAACAACCAGAAATAAAAATGCCAGAAAGTCTACCCTTATATGACAGTTTGATCAGTGAATGTAAATCAAAACCATTGTCGGTTAAAAACAAAAAATATATAACAAATTCAATCTCAACCTTGGATGAACGAAAAAAGGAACTGGTTTATATTTTAATAGATCATTATTCCAAAATCAAGAGTAAGAACGATTTAATTCATGAAAAGATAGAGAATCCAGATGGAACAACGAATATTTCATATGATCTAAATAAATTACCAAATATACTTGGTCAGCTAATACTTAAATTTTTAGAAAGGGATGAACAAGTAAATAATTATACTACATCTCGGAGCGTTACGAAATAAAAATGATTAAAAACTCTGTAACACTGTTTAATCATAAAAGAAATGAAAGTATGTATTTTTAATATAAATAATCCTTCAATGTTTTACGATATTACATATGATGAATTTTTGTTACATGATTTAAGCAACGACAAAATAATATTCTTGCTGGGTATTAAAGACGACAATTTAAATCTTGTGAATACTCTTTTAACACACAAAGTCATAGATTTTGAAAATTTTAAAACAGGGAGTGTGACAAGTCAGTCTTACAACAAGTGGTTGAGCACATGGAGACAAACGTATATAAAAAATAAGTTGTTATGGAGAACAATGACAGAGATTGCATTTTCGCGTGAAGTAGATAGTTATATAAAGGAAAATTCTTCTATAATTTCATGTCTTTATAATCCAGAAACAGAGACTTGTCAAAACTGCATTGAAAATTTTTTACAGGGTAATAATAAGGTTAAAGGTTAACACGCTATAAGATAGATAATGATACTAAAATGTAAAAAAGGTTGTTGTTCGTTAAAAACAACGACATACACGTGTACTAAAAACCCAGTTGGTGTATATGGTAATAACAAATCCGGAATCTTGTTATACGACGAAAACACCAATAACATACTATTAATACAGTCTAAAGGTAATTTATGGGGTATTCCGAAGGGAACTATGGAAAAGGACGAGACGTATATTGACTGTGCTATTAGAGAAGTATTAGAAGAAACTGGTTTGAACCTTAAAGGTTGTTCTTTGGAAAACAATGTTGTAATCGACACTTCCGTATATTATTTAGTATACCATGAAAAATGTGATGTTGACATTCAAACTGTAAACAAAGATAACGATGTAAATTCAATAGGGTGGGTTAATTTGGACTGCTTGAAGGGTCTCATAAAAGACAATATAATAGTCTTGACCAAACACACTTTACATATATTAAAAATGTTTTTAAATTTTGAATCTTAACTAAAAGAGAAATGGAATCTAAACGTTGTTTAATATGCAGAAAAAAATTAAAAGACTACTTGATTGCAATGCATACTTGTAGATGCAATGGTTTTTTTTGTTCTTCTCATATGCACCAGCATGATTGTTCTTATATACATAAAACAACGAATAACGATCAATTACGAATAATCGCTCGTAAGATAGATAAGATTTAATATTTTTAAACTGACTTTAAAAATATCAACGTTGTTATAGATAATCAATCCTGTCGTAACAATATATCATTATCTTGGAATAAATTTTCTATTTTTGTGCATTTTTCGTAAGCTTTCAACTTAGTAACCGAATCACCTATGGTGTTTATTATATAGTCCAAATCTTGTTTGCCGCTCCCTGTCCATGAACTACAATCTTTACCAGTTGATAAGTCACGCTTATCATCACTTTCTATTATTTTGACAATTGAAAATTTTTTAATCTTCTTACCCTTTACGAATTCATCAGTGTATGTATACAACCCATAAAACACGTCTTTATTTTCATTTAATGGATCAAACAATTGTGTTGCTTTCAAACGAACCTGTACAAGACGATCCGCGAGTTCGTCTTCAACAATAGTCTTATCGTCGTCATCTCCGTCTACCCACTCGTTATTTTTCAAAACCCTAACTGTCTTATTTTTAGAAAGTAAATACCACGAATAGTATTTGTCTCCGATATTTCCATGAAGTTCTTTAAATTTTTCCTGTATAAATTCATTTGGCATTCCTAACGATATTGATTGCTCGAGTAAAAGTTCCTTCTGCATAGGAGTCATGTAGATGGTTTTCTCGTTGAGATCAATTATACTACTTATTTTACTAATATCTAGTTGATTCGATTCTTTATCCTGAACAACATCTTCTAATATGTCCTGTAGTACGGGTTCTTTGTCTGTATATTTATTCATAACATAATAGGAATCAAATATACTAGTCACGTTGGAAATCGAATGTGTCAAATATAATATATTTTTGTCTTCTCTTAAAAAACATATTTTATCGTTTATTGTAAATGGGATATTTTTATCTATAATGTCAACCAGGCTAGAAATTATCTCAAATTCAGAAAACTCTTTTAATTCATTTTTAATATTTTCAAAATCTATAACAATGTTTTTTTCTAAAATATCTTTAATTGCCTTGTCCAATTTGGTATACCCACCTTTGTAGTCTTCAAATGTTGAATAATCGGTTTCGAGTGTCAACTTTTGTTCTGATGGATATGGTTCATATTTACACACTGTATAGTCACAGTCACGTGTATTATCTAACTCCGAACTTCTTGAATTCCTAGCATACGCGAGTCTGCTATCTATTGATTCTTCTTTGATAATGTGTTCGATTTGCTTGATTATGACATCTTTCTTTTCTGATATAGAATATGTTAGAATATCAATGCTTTCTCCTATCAGAGGATACGAAACCCGTAAATAAATATCTACAAATATTTTAGATTCTCCGCGTTTTTCAAGAGCCGAATGAGATCCTGTACGAATACCTCTTGCGATAGCCTGTGAAGTTTTCGCAAAGTTAAACCACGGACTGTGTATGTCTATAACTTGAATGTTGTTAAAAGAATACCCTTCAGATATTGCATCAGACGCGAGTATGACGGAAATAACAGATCCGTCTACGTTATCGTCTTTATTAAAACGGTTAATTAATGTTTCTTTATCAGTTGTTTCTCCTGTGAGTAAAATATATCGCTTACTACCCGTAGTACTTTTAATATTATTAACGTTAGACATATTTACTTTTGTGTAACCAAATAGATTTAAAATACGCGCGAACATATTAAGCCCTCCACCACTTACATTTTTATTAAAAACAAACGAACATTTTTTATCTGTCCCTGCTTGTAGTATAGTAGTTAGACTATCCGCGTATTTAGAACTCAATGTTTTTAATTCCTTCATCATATCTTGTTTTGTACCAGGTGAAAACCTGAACTTATTTTCGTCAATTACAGGTCCATACTTTCCATCTATTGTCACAAAATCGGATGCTTGTAATGAGTTAGTGTAAGCAGGAGATCTCGAATCTTCATTCGCATCTAATTGTTTTGCGGATGAATAATGCAACGTTTGTTGCTCTGACATATAAGAAGGTGATAGTTTCATATTGGTAACGAACCCGTCAATTGTTTCACCGTTAAATCGTTTTACAACATTGGTCTGCATCGTTTTGATATACGAAATACGACCTTTTATAGATTCTCTTAATATACCAGTGTTTTTAAGAGCGTTGTTTTCTATAAATGTATCATCGAACTTCGCACCTGTTGGAATCTGTTTATCAAGCGGTAAAATTAAATTCATAACAGATGCAAATTCAGATGCCATATCTGTCATTGGGGTCCCGGACATGAGAACTATTTTTGAGTTTGACATTGAATGCAGTAAAAGGTGGTAATCACTATACAAAGATCCTCCGCTTTCTCTGATATTATGGACTTCGTCGATAATAATTAATTTATCATCAAGTGCGTTTTTCATAACTGTTTTCACTTTACCGTTTGAATTTAAGAAAATTTTAGAGAACTTATCATGTGTCATTGTCTGTAGTCCTATAGTTGATAGTTTTCCAATACTACTCATATCAGTCTTTGTACATTTTTCTCGGAATTGTTGTTCAAACTGTTGAAGCAAACTTGAGTTTTTCGCTACGTAAATAAAAGATTTAATACTACTATTTTCAGACCGTATTTGTTCTATGATTGCCGATGCGCTACATGTTTTACCAGTTCCCATATCATGCATCAACAGAATATTGTCATATTGAGTATTTGTTGACAACAGTCGTGAAATAAGTAATTGATGAGTTAAAAGATCTCCTTTTGTTTCTGGAAATTTTTCAAATGCAGGTACCTTCAAATCATTTAATTCTTTCTTCGAATAAATAACCGAATTAAACTCTGGTTCCTCTATCTTTGGGTAGTACGGTAAAAACTTTAGCATATTATAATTCATGTTTATTAAATTACAATATTATTTTAATTCAAAAATTATTCATCAACACTATATTCTATTTCTTCCTCGCTATCTTCACTCTCATTATTCAATAAGTCATCTTCCTCTAGAGTGTCAGTTATTTCCTTTTCAATGTCTTGTTCGGTATTTACCTGGTTTAGAGATGTTGGTATGTTGTATTTGAAATTCAATTCGTGACACTTTTCAATATCAGCCTTTGTTAGCATGGATATACTACCATCGTCTTGTTGAACACCAACCACGGTTCGTGTTTTATGATCAAAAACCATATGCGTGTCTTGATGTTCGTGATTTCCATGTTTGTTTCGTTTAATAACGATAACAGGGACGTGTTTTGATATTTCGGAAATAATGTTTTCAACAACTTTCTTTTTAGGGACAACTTCCTTCTTGGGTTCGTCAACTTGTACTAGTTTGTTAATAATATTCTTTATTAAGTCCGGCTTGCTTCCCTTACAACAGAAACCCTTTTCCTTGCACATAATAAGTAACTCAGGCTTTTTCATTTTATTCAACATGGTATGTTCTGTGTTAAAAGAGGTCCAATGCTCAATAAGTTTTTCACAGTCTAATTTATATTGAGATGATATTTGTTCTAAGAATAACTCCATTTTTAATTTTACATTTTTACCAAACTAAAATAATCATTTTTAATTTTACACGAAAACATAAGAATGAAATTTGTTTTTTACCAATAATTTATAATAATATAAACAATATCATGGATTCGCTTAAATTTCAAGAATATATTAAACCTACTAACATTGAGTTTTTACGTAAATTAAAAGAAAACGCAGACGACAGTTATTACAACACCGGAAACCCTATTTTGACAGATTCTCAATACGACAAGTTAAAAGATTATCTAGTTGAAAACGATAAAAATTTTAAAGACACTATTGGTGCAAAGTTAAGAGATAGTACGAATCGCGTCGAATTAGAAATTCAAATGAGATCAATGGATAAAACAACAGATGAACATGGGTTGCGAGTGTGGATGGACCGAAATGATTTATCAAACGGGTGGGTGTCCGAACTTAAACTTGACGGAGTGACTTGTATGGCGATTTATCGCACAAACGGAAAAGTGAACCTGTATACCCGTGGAGACGGAGTAATAGGCTCTGATATTTCTTATTTATTTAATTTTATAAGCGGATTCCCTCCTAATAATTTTAAACGAGACCAAGACGTTATTGTACGCGGAGAGTTAATTATTAAAATTAATGATTTTACAGAAAAATGGACTGGTAAATTTGCAAATGCACGAAACATGGTTTCTGGTTGTGTAAATGCGAAAACGTTAAAGGAAGGCGTGAAAGATATTTGGTTTGTTTCGTATGAGTTAATTGATAAGACAATGTGTAAAAAACCAACTGACCAACTCAACTGGCTTTTTAAACACGGGTTTACAATTACACCTTTTGATTTTTTTGAGCAAGAGACATGTAATATACAATTGTTGAGTAAAACACTTAAACACAAAAAGAATACCGAACCATATGAAATGGATGGATTGATTATTCGCCCTGATATAGAATATGTTCACGACGCAACAAAAAATCCGAAAAACGCAATTGCTTATAAGGAACAAGATGAACACAATATTGCAGAAACTACTATATTAGATGTTTTATGGGAAGTAACAAAGTGGAATTATATTAAACCGCGGATTAAAGTAACACCGTGTGTGTTGGCCGGTGCGACCGTTACTTATTTGTCAGCACATAACGCCAAATATGTAGTCGATAATAATATTCATATTGGCGCAACAATAACAATTACTCGTTCGGGAGATGTTATCCCAAAGATCGTCGAAGTACTTAAATATGACAAAAACAAAGTTGTTTTACCATCTGGTAATTGGAAATGGAACGAAACCAATGTAGATATTATTGACAATGAAACAAGTACTGTCTCGGAAATAAAGAGTATTTATAGTTTCTTTGAAAAGATTGGATGTAAAAATGTGGGTGAAAAGATAGTTACGAAACTTTACAATGGAGGGTTTAATACAATCACTAAAATTTTAGAAGCATCGTCTGATGATTTTTTGGAACTTGATGGTTTCAAAGAGAAACTCGCAACGCTTGTTTACGAAAACATTCACGATAGTTTGTTAGAGGCAACGCAACCTGTTATTTTAGGGGCTTCCGGTGTTTTTGGATACGGTTTTGGTGTTAAAAAGACCACCTCTTTATTTGAACATATTCCAGACCTTTTGACATCTGATTGCAGTGACTTACCCGATAAAATTTCACATGTTGATGGGTTTTCAGTTGAAAGTGCGAATAAGATAGTAGAAAAGTTACTCAATGCTAAACGTTTTCTAGAGGATATTAAACCGTACACTCAAACTAAAACAATCATTAAAAAAGAAACAATAATGACAGTCGTGTTTTCAGGTTTCAGAAATAAAGAATTGGAGAAAAAACTAAGTGATAACGGTATCAAAAAATCAGAATCGGTCAGTAAAAACACCGATTATGTAATAGTCAGTTCATATGATTACAACGAAACTAAAAAAACACAAACAGCAAAAAAACAAAATGTAAAAATTACAGACATTGTGGATTTTTTATCTAGATTTAACCTATAATATCTTTATAATATCCTACATACCAGAAACAAATGAGTATTATAAAATAAACAATACTAAGTATAGTCACTAATTGGTTCGTTAGTTTAACAGGTCTTAATAACAACCAAATAATTATTCCAATATTACACGATATTTGGTCTCCGATGCTGTTAAAAAGACTGTTTTTATGTTTTGAAGTTTTATAATAATACGTAAAAAGACAGTCTTTAATTTCGTATAAAAGATGAATAAAATTGACTATAATAAAATTATTAACATCATTAACGTTTAACCAACTCAGCAAAACAAACATATAAGCCCCTGAAATTGCATGTAATAAACTAAACGGTGTTATAAAACACTCATTTGAATATTCGTTAACACATAAAATTTTTTTATCCATTGCCATTTTATTATCGTGAATAATATATTTACTCGTTCGTTTTTAATCGGATTTTATGATCGTTGAATTTTATAATCATCAGAATAGGTATTTTGTTTTAACTTTATCATAAAAATTATCTGTATTAATGAGTGGTTTATAAAAGTAAAAATCTAAAAGAAAATGTCAAACGACGAACTTAAATTTGCAATTTTAATGGAAACGAGTGGTGAAGACTGCGAATCGTGGTATTATTTTATTAAATATCAAGGGAATGAAACGGCTCTTAGAAATATCAAAGTTCAATTTGACAAAATACAAAACTGCTCAATGATAGACGGTGTGAATATTTTCGATCTGGATATTGATAACTTAGTATCTGAACAAACAGCTCGTGAATTATGTATGGTTGAACTTAATTCGGTTACATATCACCGAAAATTCAACGGTACATTGAAAGAAGTTGATTTTAAACTCAAAGACAAATACGATGACGATAGAAAAATGGAAAAGATATATGATCTTATCGGAAACGGAGACATTGATGAATTTATTGACGATGAAGAAATACCTCCTTGTCATGAAATTGGAGAAGATGAGGCTGAAATTTCAAGTAATGAATACAACAGTGATTCAGAAGACGAAGGTGATAAAAATAAAATAGACGAAAGTAAATTACCAGTATCCCTTCGTAATTTGAAATTAGGTAATTAAATAGTAAACTTCTAACATATAAACAGAATGTTAGAACTTATAGTAGCGGTGGATGAAAAATATGGAATCGGTAAACAAAATAAACTACCATGGACTTGTCCCTCTGAACTTAAACATTTCAAACATGTAACTGCAAATTCAACCCTTATCATGGGCCGAAAGACATGCGAGTATCTACCCCATCTAAAAAACCGCGAAATACTATGTATGAGCAAACACAAACTAATTGACACAACCGGTTTTAAAAACCATATTGATGTTATTACAGATTTTGATATCGATGAATACCAATGTAATAAGTACTTCATAGCAGGGGGTGCGGAAATATACAATTACTTTATGAATCACGAAAAATACAGAAAAAAGATAAAAATACACATGTCGGTTATAAACGGTTGTTATGACTGTGATACTTATTTTGATACAGAATTGTTAAAAGGTTATGTTATAACCAACGAACAACGATATGATGATTTTACTTACTTGATATTAGAATATGACGATCAAGAGAACCAATATCTTAATATATGTAATAAAATATTAAAAAATGGAAATGTTAGAACAGGTAGAAACGGAGAAGTAAAATCTTTATTTAATGATCATATGACGTTTGACTTAACAAAAGGGTTTCCGTTATTAACTACTAAAAAGATGTTTTTTAGAGGAATTGTAGAGGAATTGTTATTTTTTATAAGAGGAGATACAGACACTACCATATTATCGGATAAAAAGGTTAGAATATGGGAAGGTAATACTTCGCGGGAATTTTTAAGACATAAAAAATTGAATTATTCAACGGGGGTAATGGGTCCAATGTACGGTTATCAATGGCGATATTTCAACAGTCCTTATGTTTTAGACGAAAATAGAAAACCTTTGACGCCTACAGAAGGGATAGATCAATTAAAGCAAGTAGTTGAACTGATAAACAACGACCCTACATCTAGACGAATATTATTAACATCTTATAATCCATCTCAATCAAATGAAGGTGTATTATATCCATGTCATAGTTTAATGATTCAATTTTATGTAGACGGTGATTACTTAGACATGTTTTGTTACAACAGGTCGCAGGATTTTTTCCTAGGAACACCATACAACATTACATCGTCTTCTATTTTGCTAATAATTGTAGCTAAAATAACTAACAAGATACCTAGACATTTAAATATTACAATGGGTGATATTCACATTTACAAGGAGCATTATAACGCTGTTGAAACACAACTTAAAAATATAGCTTATAAGTTTCCTTTTTTAAACATCGATAAAAATATATCGTCAGTTGAAAGTTTAAACAGTTTAACTTTTGGGGATTTTAAATTGGAAAATTATCACAGTAATGATAGCATTAAAGCTGAAATGAAGTCGTAATAAATCCACTTAAAACAATACATATGGAAATAAAAATGAACGACATAGAAACAAAAGCAATTCCTAGTTTTATTATTGCAAACAAGGAGATGTTACGTATCGGAATAGAAATAGTAGTTGTAATAGCGATATGTTATTATTTTAATTTTAAAATTTCAAAATCGTTGAATCACATCGAAAAAGTATCCCAGCGTATTGAAGAACAAGAAGACGAGATCGAATCTCTTAAAAAACAAATATCTGACCAAAATGCGAGTATGCAAGAATTGAATACTGTAGTTGAAGAATTAAGAAATGCCATTAGTATCAGAAATAAAAACCATATCGTTGGATTTAACCAACAATTTACTAATTTTCCGAAAACACGCGGTCAGGGAATCGTTAATATACAACCTCCGGTTGAAATGACCCGGGAACACAGACAACCTCAAGTGGAAATGACCCGGGAACACATACAACCTCAAGTGGAAATGACCCGGGAACACATACAACCTCAAGTGGAAATGACCCGGGAACACATACAACCTCAAGTGGAAATGACCCGGGAACACATACAACCTCAAGTGGAAATGACCCGGGAACACATACAACCTCAAGTGGAAATGACCCGGGAACACATACAACCTCAAGTGGAAATGACCCGGGAACACAGACAACCTCAAGTGGAAATGACCCGGGAAC